TCTGACGGTAATATTGTAATATTAGAATATGTTGTTACAAACAAAGAAGAGGCAAACGGCGCTGCTACATTTACTTTATCAAGTTCAATAGATGGTTTTTCAAATGTATCTATTACAACTAATTCAGTTGCACAAGGTGGTTCTGAAGCAGAATCAAAAGAGTCAATTCGTTTTAATGCACCATTACAATATGCAGCTCAAGACCGTGCTGTAACAGCAACTGATTACGAAACTTTAGTTAGATCATTATATCCTAACGCATTATCAATTAGTGCTTGGGGTGGTGAAGAAGATGAAACACCAGTTTACGGTGTTGTAAAAATTTCAATTAAAGCGGCATCAGGTTCTACTTTAACTAATCAAACAAAAACAGAAATTGTTAATTCACTAAGACAATATAATATTGCTTCTGTTAGACCAGTTATTGTTGATCCAGAAACAGTAAGTGTTATTCTAAATTCAACTGTAAGGTTTGATTCTAAATTAACAACTAAAACTGCTGCTACAATTAAATCTGAAGTTATTTCTTCTTTAACAAACTACAATACAAACATCTTACAAAGATTTGACGGTATCTTTAGATATTCAAAAGTAACAGGTCTTATAGATGATGCTGACGCAAGTATTGTTTCAAACATTACAACTGTTAGAGTAAGAAAATCTTTTACTCCTATTTTAAATACTTCTACTCGTTATGACGTTTATTTTAGAAACGCATTTTATAATCCACACACAGGTCACAACGCTGATATGGGTGGTATTTTATCTTCATCAGGATTTAAAATAGATGGCAATAACAATGAAATGTTTTTAGATGATGATGGATCAGGTAATATTAGAAGATATTATTTTGACGGCGGTGTTAGAGTTTATGCAAACAACACACAAGGAACTGTAGATTATACTACAGGTCAAGTAACATTAAATTCATTGAACATAACTTCCATTTCAAATATTAGAGGATCATCTTCCTCAGTAATAGAAATAACAGTAGTACCTAATTCAAACGATATTGTTCCAGTAAGAAATACAATTGTAGAAATTGATATTGCTAATTCAACTGTAACTGTAGAAAAAGATACTTTTATTGGTGGAGGTAACGAGGCAGGAGTAGGATATACAACTCCGACAAGTTATTAATGTTCAATGGCAAAATTTAATGATAAAATTTCAACACTCATTAATAGTCAATTACCTGATTTCGTAATTGATGACCACCCACAGTTTGCTAAATTTCTAAAAATCTATTTTACATTTATGGAATCTGCCGAGTTGCAGGTTACTAGTGTACAAACTACAGATGGTATATTATTAGAAACAGAAACTAACCAAGAAAATTTATTATTATTAGACGCTGGTGGTTTAGGTTCAGAAAGAACACAATTAGATTCTGGTGATAAAGTTATATTAGAAAGTTCTGCTTTTGGTAAATTTACAAAAGGCGAAACAATCACAGGTCAAACTTCAAAAGCAACTTCTACCGTTCTTGCTGAAGATTTAGTAAACAATAGATTATATATTTCATCACAAGATAAATTTATTAACGGTGAAACAATATTAGGTAGTTCTTCAAATGCAAGTGCTGTTATCAACGGTTATCGACCTAATCCAGTTACTACAATTCAACAATTAGTAAATCATAAAGATCCAGACAAAGTAATAGAATTTTATCTTAATAAATTTAGAGATGAATTTTTAGCAACATTACCTGAATTATTAGATGATGAAGTTGAAAGAAGAAACTTAATTAAAAATATTAAATCACTTTACAGATTAAAAGGTACAAGTAAAGGACACGAAATATTTTTTAGAATATTATTTAATGAACCAGCAGAAACAAAATATCCAAGAGAACAATTATTAAGAGTTTCAGATGGTAAATGGAATACTAAAAAAGTTATTCGTGCAATAGATGATTCTACAAATACAGAAAATACAAACTTATTAATAGGTAGAACAATTACAGGACAAACTTCAGGTGCAACAGCAGTTGTTGAAAATGTTTTTAGATATGCTTTTGGTGGAGATAAAGTTTCTGAATTTATTGTTAATCCAGATACAATAGTAGGAACATTTCAAATAGATGAAGTCATAAGAGGAACATCATCCGATCTAACAGATAGATTTATCAAAGCAAGTATTACAGGTATTCCTTCTACAAAAACAATTACAAATGACGGTGCCTTAAATGACGCAACAGACACAATTACTTTAACAGGTGGTGGTCAAGGTGCTTTATTTGCAATTAACGGAATTGGTTCTGGTAAAATCACAGACATTATTATAGACAATGCAGGATTTGACTTTGATATAGGAGATGACTTAGTATTTAATAATACAGGCACACAAGGGTCAGGTGCAGAAGCATTTATTTCAGTTGTAAACGGTGGTATTACTCCTGAAGACGGACTATCAGACGCAGAAAATTTATTTGCAGACACAAATGTTTATCCAAACGGACCTGTAATCAGATATGATGAAGTTACTTTTCAAGCAGGATTTACTTCAGCAGATTTACAAGTCGGTGCTACTTTATTAGGACAAACATCAGGTGCAACAGCAACAATAGGAAACGTAGGAACAACACAACACGATCCTTATGATATTTACCTATCTGGTTATACAGGTAGTCCTACATTTACAGTTGGTGAAACTTTAACTATTACAAAAATAGACTCAACACAATTTACATTAAAGATTAGTAGTCGTCCTGGTGATACTGCTACAATTGCAAGTAAAAATTCTTTTTGGGAAGATATAAGATTATTAGGAAGATTAACTGACACAAACGATCACATAGTTTTAGAAGACGCTACTACTGATGGAGATTTATACTTTGGTCAAAAGATTGTACAAGAAACTGGAACAGGAATTAAAGATGTTACAGATATATTCATAGTAAGTGGTGGTGATGGATATAAGTCTTTACCTACAATTTCATTTACAAATGCCTCTTCAGGTAAAGATGGAACATTTAAATCTTTTGGTACAGAAATCGGAAGAATATTAGACATTAAAACTTTAGAACCAGGAATACAACATCAATTATCTCCTAGTCCACCTACTGTAGAATTATTTAATAATAGTATTGTAATTACAGCGACAGGAAATTTTGTTAATGGAGAAACAATTACATCTTCAAGTGGTGCAACAGCAACAGTTGTAAGTTATAACAATGCAACAGGAGTTTTAAAAAGTAAAGATGTTTCTGGTACTTTTTCAGTTAACAATACATTAACAGGTTCTAGTTCAGGTGCTACGGCAATTATTGCATTTACAGATCACGCTGAAGCAATTATTAACATTGACGCTGTTGCTGATACAGATGGTGCATTTTTAAATGAAGATGGACACGTATCAGAAAATACAATGCGAATACAAGATAGTTTATACTATCAGGACTTTTCTTATGTAATTAAAATTGGTCGTGCAATTAATGATTGGCGAGATAGTTTCAAAAAAACAATGCACGCTGCAGGATTTTATTTTGCAGGAGAAGTTGATATTACAAGTCGAGTTAATGCTAGAATTACATCACCTGTAGTTGGTGAAATATCTGGTGCTGAAGATGATCCAATCTTCTCTATAATTAATACTTTATTCAGTACATTATTTGGTAGAAGATTAGGAACAGAATCAGATGGTACATCATTAAGAGCAAATGCTTTAACTCCTGCAGATGTAGATTTAGATACTGCTACAGTAGAACACTTCCCAGCAAATACAAGAGATGTAACATTAAAATCTAAAGTTGCTATAACAACTTATGTAAGTAGAGTTAGACATTCTATTGGTGGGTACTTTGTCAAACAAGGATTTGCTTATGCAGGACCACGTTGGGGTTCTTTAAATAAATATGCAAACACAGTTTATGGAACATCAAATCCAGGTTCACATATTACATTTCAAGTATTAGGTAATTTAAAGATATTTGGTACAAATACAGCATTAAATGAAACACCTGCTATATTTACAGCAACAAGTGATCCAAATGGTCAAAAACTAAAGAGTAACTTTGCGTTTCCTTGTGAAATAGCAGAATCTTCAAATGACTTTAGTAATACATTAATTGGATATGACAAAACAAATATAACTTTTGATGATACTACACCATAAATGATATAAATATAGAGAGAAACTAGGTAATCAATGGCAAAACAAACAATTTTTAGAGGAACAGTTGCAAACGACGGAACAGGTGATAACCTGCGTGAAGGTGCTCGTATTGTAAATGAAAACTTTGATGAAATTTATACAGCAATAGGTGATGGTACAACCATTACTGCTGGTACTTTTTTAACAGATAGTAATAGTGTCGCTGTAACAAATAAAACTTTTAACTCTACAAATACTTTTCCTACTATTTCATTTATAGATGATACATCTACAACTCAATCTATTTCTTTAGGTGGTTCATTTAGATTTATAGGCGGTTCAGGAATAACAACAACAATTTCTGGCAACACAATTACTTTTGATACAGACGGTTCAATTGTTACTGAAACATCTTCAGATGTTTTAGAAAATAAAACAATAAGTGGTTTAAACAACACACTATCAAATATAGGAAATGCTTCATTAACAAATTCATCAATAACTTTGATTGATGACACATCTACGACAGACGCTGTTTCATTAGGTGAAAGTTTAAGACTTACAGGTGGAACAGGTATTACTTCCGTTGTAGGTTCAAATCAAGTTACATTTAATATTGATAGTTCAGTTGCAACATTAACAGGTTCACAAGAATTAACAAACAAAACTATTAATGCAAGTAGCAATACAATTTCAAATATAGTAAATGCAAATCTATCAGGATCTGCTGCTATTTCAAATGCTAATTTAGCAAATCCAAATATTACACTTGGTGTAGATACAATTAATTTAGGTGCTACAGCATCTACAATTACAGATTTAAATTTAGATGGTAGTTCCAGTTTATCAGGAACAGGAACAGTTAGTACAACAGGTGCTAGTAATAGATTAAGATTTAACTTTGCTGGTTTCGGTTCTTTACCAACTGCTGCTACTTACGAAGGTATGTTTGCATATGATACGACTGGATTAGTACCTTATGTTGCAGACTCAGGTGGATGGACAAGAATACAAACTGAAAACGACTCTATAGGAATCCATTCAGACGTTAACATCACAGGTATTGCTGATGGATATATTTTACAATGGTCTTCAGCACAAGGAAGATTTAATGTTGTTGCAAATACGGCAACTACACCTATTTTAAAATTTTCAGATGATACATCTACAGTAGCAAGAGTAAATGCTGATGATATTCAAATTTTAGGATTTGTAGGTGGTACAAATATTTCAACAGTTGTAAGTGACGCAAATAATACGGTTACAATTAATAATACAATGTCATTTACTACAAGTAAATTAACAGGTGATGGATCCACTTTGGCATTTACAATAAATAGTGGTAGAACAGTAGATGACATATTAGTTTTTGTAGATGGTATTTGTTTTGTTCCTACAGATGATTACACAGTTTCAGGAACAACCTTATCATTTATTGTGGCACCTGTTAGTTCAGCTGAAATAACAGTAAGGTATTTAGGATAATAAAATATGGGAAATAGAACAAGAAAAATTGCAGAAATATTAGGACTTGCTAATCACACAACAGGTAAACTTGCAAGTGATAACCTTGATGTATCTTTTGAAAACATTACCGATACTGGTACTGAGGGTACTAAAATAGCTAGTGGTACAACAGGACAACGAGGTACAACAGCAGGTCAATTAAGATTTAATTCTGATACTGGATTAGCTGAATATTATGATGGTACACAATTTAAAAGTTTAGATGCACCACCAACAGTTTCTTCTATATCACCTACAAGTTTAGGTGAAAGTGTATTAGGTTCAAGTCAAACGATTGTTATTACTGGTTCTAATTTTTCAAGTACAGTTACAGTTAAAATTGTAGGAAATGATTTAACAGAATATACACCTGCTTCAATAACAAGAGATAGCAATACGCAAGTTACAATTACAACACCTACAACCTTAAATGCTTCTAATGAACCTTATGACATAGTAGTAACCAATGTTTCTGGTTTAGCAGGAACACTAATAGACGCATTGTCAATTAATGATACACCAGTATTTTCAACTGCTTCTGGTTCACTTGGTACTTTAGAAAATGCTGACAGGTCAGCTTCAAATTTAACAGCAATTTCATTTTCAGACGAAGAAAGCACACCAACAGTTTCAGTAACTTCTGGTTCAATACCAACAGGATTAACATTAAATTCAAATGGTACTTGGAGTGGTACTGCTAATGCTGAAGTATCAGACCAAACTTATAATTTTACAGTAACAGCAACAGATGGTTCAGAAAGTGCTACAAGAAATTACTCAATTACAGTCGTCGCTCCAATAACAATAGAATATGTTGTTGTTGCTGGTGGTGGCGGCGGAGGTTCACAAGTTGGTGGTGGAGGAGGTGCAGGTGGTATGCTCACAGGCTCTGTTACAAAACCTTCATCAGGTACAATAAGTGTTTCTATCGGCGGCGGTGGAGGCGGAGGTTCTAGCGGTGGTCAGGGAAGTGACGGCTCTAGTTCATCTTTGTCGGGTGCAGTTTCAGTTAGTACAACTGGAGGAGGCTACGGTGGAGGATATACCGGCGGCGGAGGCGGCGGAGGCGGCGGCTCTGGTGGCGGAGCTGGAAACTCTAGCCAAAGTGGAGGCGCAGGCACTTCAGGACAAGGAAATAATGGTGGTTCATCATCTGCTACAAGTTGGTACTGTGGAGGTGGTGGAGGAAAAGGCGCAGTAGGACAAAATGGTGTTGACAGTAATAGTGGTGGAGCAGGTGGAGCTGGCGGTTCTACATCTATCACAGGTTCATCAATCACTTTAGCAGGTGGTGGTGGAGGTTGTACAGATAACGGTATTAATTATAACTTAGGAGGTTCCGGCGGAGGTGGTCGTGGTGGTTCAAACTCACCTGCTACAAATCCAGACGCAGGAACAGCTAACACCGGTGGTGGTGGAGGTGGTTCTAGGGATTACCCATATCCATATGCAGGTGCTAGTGGCGGTTCTGGTGTTG